TTAACACTATCCAAGAATTGTTGTCTAACAACTTGGTCGTTTTGTTCAAACAATAATCTTACCGCTACTGCTGAAATCAACTTACGAGCTTGAAGTAACAATCTTCTTACGTTCAATCTGTTAAGTGCTGTGTCAGCAACTTGTAAAGTTTTGTTACCCCAAATTACAGTTCCAACATCAGAGAAAGTTGCGATAGGGTTAATTCTACCTTGATACAATGTATCTCTATCAGTTTGTGTAAGTTTTTGTCTAGCTTTGATTGAGTTTACAAGACCTCTTGTGTAACCCGCTGATGCGAACCAAGGGAATGAAATGTTATCTGTCAATGCTAAGTTTCTACAAACCTCACCTGTTGGTGGTAAATAAATTTGAGTATTGTTTACAGTATCTCTTGTTAAAATCCAAGGGTAGTAAGTTGCGGTATAGTTAGAGTCAATTCCTGTATTATCCAAGTTATCAACCGCTTCTTGTGAGTAGATGATATCTTGTGGGTTAGTTGAATCAGGAGTATACATTCTGTAATCAGGAGTTGTACAGATATAAACTGAGTCAGCTCTTGAGTATTGTACCATGTCTATCGCTTCTTCTACTAAGTTTGAGTTGTTAACATAATCAATACTTGAAGTTGCAAACACGTTAATGTTTGTTGCTTCAGGATTTGCAAATGTTAAAATACCAAGTAAGTAAGCGTAATAGTCGGTATTTGCAAAATCTTGTGTATTGTTTTCAATTACAATTCTCTTGAATAAACCATCACCTGTTGCTGTTGGGTATCTTGAAGATGGTGATGCTCCTGCTAAATAACCTGAAGCTCCTAGTTGGAATCTATCTTCGTTTGTTCTCCACTCTCTGTAGATATCCCATCCGTCAAATCCACCCGCAAAACATACTGTGTATTTTCTTGAGTAAATAAAGTAGTAAGGATTTTCTTGAGTTCCTGGGTCTTCTCTAAATTCAGCAACACCACATTCAAATGCTGTTTCTCCACTTGACATTGAAGTTACTCCAATTGTTACAACCGTAGCACCTGAGTCCATGTGGAAACCTTTACTTATTACGTTCCAACGTTGACCCTCAGCCAATGGATTTGAAATCCAATTTGATGGAGTTTGTTTACCTTTGTAAGTTAAGAAAGATTCATCAATACCAAATTGACTTGAAAAACCTAAATAGCTTCTTCTAACAATATCACCCGCAGATTCAACTGTTCCTCCGCCTGCTCCAGCACCAAATGGTGGGTTAGCAATAACTTCTCCAGGGTAATAGTATTTTGTTTTAAATTTAGGATATGGTGAAGGATAAACATTATAATCTTGATATTCTCTTTGAGTATAACCATAGAAACCACAAGGTAATGCATCAATTGGGTATTCGTCAGCCAATTGAATCATAACGTATCTTGATATTAACGCAAACTCTCCATTAGCAGAACCAATCTTTTTAGCAACAAAGTTATTTGAAGCTGGGTCCATGTTACAATTTGTGAATTTTTCAATAACAATAGGATTTGCATCTGTGTCAAAGAAATTTCTAATTAATACATCAAAAGACATATTATTGTATGATAAGTTAGCAATTGAAACTTTAATTTCGGTGTTTGCAGCATCACCATCAGAAATTGATATAAATTTAAATAAATTGTAAACTTTATTACCTCTTAATTCTGAAACTAAATAAGGTGTTTCAGGTGATTGATATCTTTCTAAATTATATGCAATTGATGAAGTATTTTCACTTCTAGCGTCAGGTAATGCAATTAATGAAGGATTTAATCCACGAATATAACCTTGATTATATGCATAATTTAAAGATGCTTGATAAGCCTCCTCAACATAAATTGGAACATCAAATCTTGATTTACCAAAATTATCAACACCTAAAACTTTAGTGATATATTTTGCATCAGACGCTAATAAAGATGATTCTAATTCAAACACAGTTCCTTCTTTAGTTAAACCTGATAAAGCAAATTGTGCGTATGGTGATTTGGTAACTCCTGAATATTGTCCAGTTGTTATCATTTGTAAATTGTTTGGAACCCAAGTGTTATTATTAACATAATCAATACCAACTTGATAAACAGGTCCGTGATTGTCACTTGTTGAACTATTTGAGTATAATGAAATACCTCTTGAACGAATCGTAGCAATTACCATGTTATTAAATTCAGAATATGCAGTTCCTGTAAAAGTATATGAATAACCTGTAATGGTACCTGTAAACGAACCTGAACCACCAGATACTAAATTAGAAACAGCATAATAGAATGAATAACCTGTATAATTGTTTGTGGTTGAATCATAATTTTGGAATTCAAAATTAGCATAATACCAACTATCGTTTGAGCCTGCACTTAAATCGTTTTGAACAAAATTGTTTACACAACCGTATGGGTTTCTAATAGTACTATAATCCCCTGTTACATTAAAATAATCTGATTCAGGAATTGCACCATATATTACTGCGGTTGTTGCAGATGTTGATGGTGAGTCCATAATAGAATCCAAGTAGGTATTAAAGTCATTTTGTAATGTTGATGTTGACCCATCTTGTAATCTATATTGTACATTTAAATTAGCACCAACTTCAGTAGGTAAAGTTCCAGATATAAATGTAATTGTATTACCTGTTGAACTACCTGTAAATCCTGCAGAAAATGCAACACCAACTGACGGGTCTCCAATAGTTGTTGGGTCTACATTGGCGGTAACGTTAATAGTCCAAGAAGGACCTGCGTCATAACCTGATAAACCTAAAACTCTGGTTACAAACAATTGGTTAGATTGTTGTAAATATGATTTAGCAATGTAAGCCGCCTCATATTTTGGTATTTGAGTGTTATAAAACTTAACGGGTTCTGTTCCCCCGAAATAAGCTTGGAACTCATCATAATTTGTTATGAATACTGGTTCGAATGCTGGACCTTTTATAGTTTCTCCAACAAGACCTAAAGTCGTTACACCCACACTTTGGGCTACGAATGATAAGTCGGTTTCAGATGTGTATACGCCTGGTGATACGAATACTTTTTGATTTGCTTGTGCTGTTGCCATTATTAAATTATTCTGTTACAGATTTATTTTATTGATAAATATTCATTATTATATGAAAAAACTTTACTTTCGGGTAAGTATTTATAAACGGTAGGAATTAATTCTGCCTTTTTTCATACCATGAAAACAAAGAAAGAAATAAAGAATATAAAAATATCCCCTGAATCACACGATATACTGAAAAAGTACTGTGATAAGAGGGGAATTAAGATTTATAAGTTTTTAGAAAATTTAATTATTGAAAAATGTAAAGAAAAAAAAGATATATACGGAGAAGATTAAACTAGCTTATTATTAAAAGTTATTTTTGATTCTTGGGTATTATCATTTTTAGTCACTTCAATTCTTAAAATATCATTTGTTGTGATTTGAATTAATGAAACATCACTACCATAATAATCATCGTTAATGTAAACATCATAGGTGTCAATATTGTCGGTACCAACCAAAGACATGTTTGCAGTAAAATCAATCATATCTACTAAAGTGGTATTACCCGAAACAAAAAGAAAATCAGAAGGAAACTCATCAGGATTTTTTGGATACTTGTCAATTTTTTGTCTTCTTGTTGTGGTATCAATTTCAACTAATTGTGTGATTCTTTGAATTGCAGGTTTAACTTCAAACTCATCCTCATCTATTAGATAACCCAACATTGTGAAGTCATAATTTTGAACGTAATATTTTCTTGCATCCATTGTCATTTGAGATTCGTCTGAAACGTTATCTAAAATGATTGGAACATATTGACCTTTAATAAAGGTATATGCTTGTCTTGATGAGAATGTTTGCATAACAACTTTATTAAGTTGGTTAAGTTCTCTCATTCTATTACAAATAATTTTAACACTATATTTGATATCAACAGGAACAGGTTGTGGAATTGTATAAATGTCCATACCTTGTTCATTACCATTCCAAGTTGGAACGGAGGCATAATAAAATTGTTTTCTATTTGGAATTGTATATTGAAGTGATGGGTTTGTACCATACTTAACTTCAGGTTGTCTAACTACCGTAATAAATGGTGGTGACGGATTGTAATCCAAATCTACAAACTTCCAAGTTTCTAAATATTGTGACCAGTTTTGTGTTGTAATAATAATATCCAACATTGGTACTATTTTACCTGCGGTAACGACTTCTAATTCAGTCTTAACAAAATCCAACATACCCCTATCCAAATCGGCATGTAATACTGATTTTGGTAAATAAGTTCCATCTTCTTTAATATACTCTAATAGTTGTTCTCTTCTTTCAGATAAAACTTTTTTTGGTACTAAAGGTAAGGTTGGTTTAACTATGGTTTTAGGTAATGGCATTATTTTATTTTACAACAAATAGTTTATTTTTTGAGTTTATCATGTCAACTTCTTGAGCACGATAAATAGGTTCTTCCGTATTTTTAAATACAAACGTGTCGTGTTTGTATGGATTATAGGTTACAATTTTATCTGAAGACGGTGATGTCATATCTTCACAAGGGTATTCGCAATAATCTAATAGTGTCCCAATAACAAACGCATGAACATTTTTTGATTTTTCTGAACGAACCCTTTCTTTACCACCTTTTCTAACTCTAAATTCAACATCCCCCAATTTAACATAATCAGCATACATAATTACTTTACTATCGTATGTTACCGAAAAAGTATGTTTGTGTAAATTGTAATACACCATAACTTTCTTACCGATAAATAAAGAATCAAATTGCGATTCTGTTATAACAACTTTCATTAAATCCCTCTAAATTCGTTTTCACTAACATATGTTGCAACAACCGTTCTATAAAATGGTTTATATCCTGCATATGTATGTTTATTATCGGACCTTACATATCCGTCGTCATTAACTGTATAATATCTAACTCGGTCTTCAGTTTCATAATACCCAAGGTAATCACCCATGAATATTTCAACTCCCAAGTCATCAAGTTGTTTTTGGTAAACCGAAAACTTCATATTACCTGGCTCTTGTTGTTCAACTTTAGAATTACCCAAAAATTTATTGGTGGGGGCCATAACTTGAACTAACCCTTTTAATTCAACGGGTGCTAAAAATTGTATCCCATCTTCTAAAACTTCACCATATACACTATCAGTCTTTGTTTTATATCGGTCAATACGATATAACACAACCGTGAAGTTCATATCACCTTCTAACCACTCTTGACCCATACCAGTATCTAAGGCGTAATCTTCTCCGCCAAAAAACTTACCTAATCTTGTAATTGGAACTAATTTCTGCATATATTGATAAATACTCAAACTTTAACTATATTTAAGACAAACTTTTATAATGATAATTCCACCTAAAAAAATTTATATTTCCAATAGTGATATACATGGATTAGGTGTGTTCGCATTGGAAAAAATATATGAAGGTGAAATTATTGAAATTTGTCCTGTTATTGATATGGGATTAGATAAAGAACCAAGTCATATTCTAATTGATTATAGATTTAATTGGCCTCAAGGAATATCTGAATGGGAAAAACAAGTGGTACCAACAGGATATGGAATGTTATATAATCACAGTAATAATCCAAATGTTCTTTGGAGGTCTGATGTGGTAAATAATACTTTTGAATTTTACGCAATAAAAGAAATAAACCCTAATGAAGAAATTTTAACATACTATGGTAGTGTTGAATATTGGAGTGACGGTAGGAATAATACAAATTTTAACTAAATGAGTGAAGCTAGTTTGGAGTCAAAAGCAATGGCGATTCTTGAGGTTTATGAGGGTGGTAATAACTATCTTTTAGAATTAAAACGTAAATCACAGATTAACAAAAAATTCTACCCGACAAGAAGCCAATCGGAATACATTATATCATTTCACGACAAACAACCAAAAGTTGCTAAGAAGTGGGTAATTCTTGACGCCTATTTTGCTCAGAAATTAGCGGATGACAAACTATACACAGAAATCCCACAAAAAGTTTGGGTTGAAAAGTTATTGGCGGATAAAGAAAAGGCGTACCACATTTGGGGTAAAGTTTTTGATAATGAAGAACTTCATGATTTTTGGTTACCCAAAGCGTCAATTATAAAAGACAATACAGTTAAAGATGTTGTAATTGATTATTCAAGATATTCTCATCGTCCACCACTTGAACACCAAAAAGATGCAATCCAAAAATTAGTTGAAAATAAAAAGTTTATCTTGGCAGACGATATGGGTCTTGGTAAAACAACTTCAACAATTATTGCGGCATTAGAAGCGGGTTCCAAAAAAGCTTTAATTATTTGTCCAGCAACTTTGAAAATTAACTGGAAACGTGAAATTGAAAACTATTCAGATAAAACTGTATTCATTGCCGAAAGTAAAAACTTTAGCACTGAAGCAGATTTTGTTATCATAAACTACGATATTATTAAAAATTTCCATGACACTAAGAAGAAAGATGAGTCGCAAATTCTTGCTTCCAATTTTGATTTGGTCATTGTTGATGAAGCACACTATATCAAGAATGCTACAGCGCAAAGGACAAAATTAATCAACGACATTGTTAAAAAAACAGATAGACTTTGGTTATTGACGGGAACCCCAATGACATCACGACCAATAGATTATTTCAACTTATTAAGTTTAATTGATTCACCTGTAGCAAAGAATTGGATGGCATATGCAATCAGATATTGTCAAGGTTATCAATTTAATGTTGGTGGTAGAAAAGTTTGGAATGTAACGGGAGCATCAAACTTAGAAGAATTAAGAGACCGAACATTAGGATTAACTTTAAGAAGATTAAAAGAGAATGTTCTTGACCTACCCGACAAAATTATTACCCCTGTTTACCTAAGATTGAAATCAAAACAATACGAAGAAGTAATGGGTGAATATTATGATTGGTATGATAAGAACCCTGAGGAATCAAAATCATTAACGGTTCAATTTTCAAAACTAACAAAAGTTAGACAAATTATTGCCGATGAAAAAATTGCTCAGACAATTGAACTTGCAGAGAACATTTTAGAACAAGATAAAAAAGTTATCATATTCTGTAACTTTACTGATTCTTTAAATAAAATTACAGAACATTTTGGAAAGGCGGCGGTTAAACTTGATGGTTCAATGTCAAAACCTGAACGACAAAATTCGGTTGACCAATTCCAAGATAATCCAAAAGTTAAAGTTTTTGTGGGTAATATTAAAGCTGCTGGTGTTGGTATTACATTAACCGCCGCGGAAGCGGTTATTATGAATGACCTGTCGTTTTTACCTTCAGACCACGCCCAATCAGAAGACCGAGCTTATCGTTACGGACAAAAGAATAATGTTTTGGTTTATTACCCAAT